TTCGTAATGCGTGGGTCGGCGGTTCGAGTCCGCCCAGTGGCTCAAAAGGAAAATGGATTGGAAATCAGCATGTTAGTAAATACTAACTTGTTGATTGTTTGTTTTGTGCCATACGTAAAGCGGTTGTATTTCCTTGAAAATACCTTGTTTTCTCTATTTCAAAAACTCAAATCGGTAATAATTCGGTAAATCTATGGCTTCTATTTCATTGAGACTATCTTCTATCCAAAAGAAAGACGGCACGGCTGCCGTACTTATCAGAATATCACATCGTTGCACCAATGCGGTTATCAACACCCATGTGGATATTGAGAGCATGTATTTCAATCCGGGCAACCTGCGCGAGCCCATCAGCCGCAGAGCCTACATGTCGGCACAGAAGAACGAGCAGATAGCGGCTCTTGTGCGTAAGTTCGACGAGGTGGTCTTTGAACTGCGGCGCAGTGAGGAGATGAACATCGACAATCTGACTGCCAACGACTTGCGCACCTACGTGGTGGGCAAACGCCAATGCAAGCGCAGGTTCATCGGCAAAAAACGCGGACGGGCGGACTTCCTGGATTGGTTCCGGCAATACGGCGAGAGCCGTGCCACGGAGAACACCCGCAAGCACTACGCATACGTGCACCGCGTACTGATGCGCTATTGTGCGGCACATGCCATTTCGCAACTATGCTTCGACGACATCGACTACCAGCGGCTCAATGATATAAAGGCGTGGGTGCGTGCGAATAGCGGCGAGAGTACGCGCTACAAGGCGGATTCGTATATCCGTGCCGCCTACCGCGAGGCGCAGCGGTGCAAGTTCGTGAGCAAAGAGGACGACCCATGGGAGGATTACAAGATTGAGCGCGTCAAAGCACCGGAAGAGATAGACTATACGCCCATCGAGGATTTGCACCGGCTGCTGTCCGTGGACCTGCGCGGGCATATAGGCGAGAAGAACCTGACCATGGCGCGAGACCTGCTGTTGCTGTCGTGGTACCTGTGCGGTGCCAACCTGATAGACATCTACAATATGCCCAAGCCGAAGAACGGGGAGATGGTGTTTGTCCGCCACAAGATGCAAACGCGCGACGGCAGACCGCTGCATATCCGCATAGAGCCCGAGTTGCAGGCGTTGATTGACCGCTACGTGGGAGAGCAATGGGCTTTTTGTTTCCAGGAGCACATCCCTACTTGGGGAACGTTTCAGCGCAAAGTAACGGACAGGCTGGCGCGGTTGGAAGAACTGACCGGCATATCGGTCCGGCTGTCGAACATACGCCGCTCGTGGGCGACCTACGCGGCTAATATGGATTTCAGTGAGCGCGTCATTAACCGCTCAATGGGACACGTGGATAGCACCATTCTCGGACGACACTATGCGGCTTATGACTGGGGCAAGACGGCGGCGTGCAACCGTGCGATGATAGACCTGCTGTGGGAGGGCGTGCAGGAGAATAGCGTGCCGGTACAATAAAGCCGTCCTCTCGGTTGGTGATTGGTTATATGTTGGTTGTCTAATACTCCCTGATGGAAAATAGCAGCGGAGTGCGGAATCGCTCCGTCTCCGCTGCCTGATTTAAGGGGCACATCATCCTTCATCGCCTGTATTTACAGTCAAAGGTCCTGTGCCCTGGAAAGTGAAATCGTAGTTGACTTTTGAGCCGTTCTGCGCACTGACTTTCCAGCCGGTAATAATAGCCTCACCCATATATTTGCCCGCTATTTGTGTTGAACGGTTCTTTACACCGTCTGTTATGTCAAAAGTAACGCTTACTTTTTTCCCAATCTGTAGGAACATGTCGTCGGCTTGCATAGCGGTAGTGTCTGTGGCATCATTCACATAGTTGGCTTGCCCGCTGCCGGACCAACCAATCAACCCCGCCTCGTAGGCTTTGTAACCACCCGTGATGTCTTTGTTGCTTGATTCCTCTGTGTCCACTTGCACATCGAGGTCAAACGACAGCGCAGCGGCAATATACTTGGTCGTATTGGCAGTGCCTTGTTTGATGCCTAATCGAAGATTTTGTCCTTTCATATTATTGAATGATTGTGCTACACTGATAGGTGAGTGTCAGGAAGAAGCAGGGCTTGTCGGGGTCGAACTGCACGGCGGACGCGCTGAAAGCGAAGTCGTCGATGTGATAGGTGTCGTCGCCTTGCAGACTGTCCTCAATGGTTGCTTTTACCGTCTCTGCCAAATCTACAAGGCTTTCGCCGTCAATCGCTACGCATAGCACACCCACGGTTGCCACTTCCTCTGCTTCGTAGTTGTCCTTGTTGCCTTGGGTGGTGATTCCCTTGGGCATGACGATGACGTATGGGATGCGGTCTTGCAGTTCGTCAGTTTCCGCACGCGCCACATAGAAGATGCGGGCTCCTGTGTAGGTCTCGTCATCTTCTGTTGCCATGCCTCCAAGCATTGTTTGCAGGTCGGCATTGGCACGGAGAGCCGCCAGGAATGCGCTGCCTATTCTCAAACTCATATCGTTGTAGCAGGTTATTGTTTCTGATAAAGGAGCGGGAGGGCTATCGCCTCCCTACTCCATCCCTCATCAGGACTCAGAGACTGATTAGGATTGTGCTTTGGTGTTTACCGTACCTTGAACTGACACCTTGGTAACATCCGTTGCGTCGGCGAGTTCGTAAACGGCGAAAGCCGAAACCTTGTTGCCGTTCTCGTCGTAGATGTGGTTCGACAGGTTGGTAATCGATACCTCGGTGTTGAATACCACGCCTACGCAGTTTTTCTTCTGCTGTGCCTTGGAGGTCGCGTCAAGCGACAAGCGCACTTCACCGTGCTGCTGGATGGGCAGGTACTGGAAGAAACCGATACCGAGATATTTTTTCGTCGTCGGGAACAGTTTGGTGGTATCGCTGTTGTGCGAAGCATCCACTTTGGCATCGCCGCCAAGCGCGGTATTGATGCGATGGCTCACCACGTAGTCGTAGCCGAGCAGTTTGCCGTTCTGGATGCAAAAACCGCCCTGTCCTTCTGCTACAGGCGTTACTTTGAGAATAGCCTCGGTGGTTGCATCAAGTACGAGGCACAGGCCGTTGATGTCAAAGCCTTTGTCCACGAATGCGGCTACGGCTTTCAGAATCTGTTTTGCCGTGTCGGCACCGCCGATGGTAATGTCGCCGCTCTTGGTCAGTCCAGCAAAGCCGCCCTTGATACCGGCGAAGTTAGCCTGCGAGTAAACCTTAGTAGCAAGATACTTGCGCCATGCCTTGTTGAACTTGCCCTGAATGTAGGCAAGAATGTTGAAGTGCAGGTTGTCAATCAACTTGTTGCTGATGTCGCAGGACAATGTAACGCGGGCGGGGGCTGCTTTTACATTGTCAAAATCAACGGTTTGGTCATCAATCACTGCCACCTCACCTGCCTCGGTCAGTTCCATGTCGGATGCGTCGGTGGGGAATACTACATCACCCGTTACGCCGGCGAGAATGGTGGCACCTGCTGGCAGCCCTGTACCTTCCTCCAAGTTCGGTACAAGGTCTTTGATGGTCAAATCCACAGCACCGGAATGAAGCCCAGCACCGGGCGCAGCGGTTGTACCCATCACAATCTCGCGAACCTCCCCGCGGCGGGCACCTTGCAGCAACTCGCGCATCTGCACGCCCTTGTCTTGAGTTGCTGCTGTCTCTCTGCATTCCTCGTTGAGCAGTGCAATTTCGTCGAGGTTGCGCTGGAACTCGCGGCACAGAGCCTCGTTCTGCTGTTTCTCTTCTGCCGACAACTCCCGATTCTGGAAGTCGTTGGTGATTCTCAGTATCTCGCGGTTGCGGGATAAGAGTTCTTGTTTGGTTTTCTTCTCCATAAGATTATATAATTTATATTGTTAGATATTGCGCATCTGCATACGCATTTGCATCTGTTGGTGTTGTCTCCAGCGGATTTCCTGTTCTGCCCGTTCCTTCTCGCGGCAAGTAATATCTTCGGCAGCAGAATCTGCCTCACGCAACTGCCTCACCTCTTTCTCGTGCGCCTCATAGCCCTCACGTGCACCGATAGAGGTGGCATCGTAGGCGGGGTCAAGCGCAATGGTAAGAGCCGTGAGTTTTTTGAACTTCGTCTGGGTGCGCAACCTGTCCTCGCGCCCGTCGGGCAAGGTGGTCACCTGGTCGTTGAACTCGCCCTCAAGGAACTCAAAGGACATCCCCGCATATACCTTGTCGCGGATATTGGCTACGATTTGCCGGCTCTGTTCCGTATCGGGCAGTTCGCACGACATATACAAGCCGTCCTCGCGCAGGTCGAGTTGCAGTTTGCCTTCTCCCTGTTTGGTCCGGCGGGCTATCGTCTGTGCACGGTCGTGCATGATATTGAGTTTCACGTCCTGCTCGCGCAAAAACGTCTCGTTGATACAGGAGGGTGCGATAATCTCGCGGGCACGGGTATAATGCCCGTCCCACAATGTCGTCTCGCGATTGAATACGATGGCGCAGCCCTCAATGGTGCGGGATTCGCCGCCGTTTTCGTTTTCACGCACTTGCATTCCTGTCGGAGTGAAGCGCAATCTGTTTTCGCTATTTGTTTCCATACACTATACGTTTGTTTGATTGCAGGGGTTAGCCACGTGGTTATAGTCCTGCGATGATTTCTTGGATATTGAACTGGCACTCGTTCTCGCGCTTGCGCCGCTGGATGGTGCAGGGTAAGATACGGAACCTGACCCCGTCGCACTCCACAATGCAGTCGCTGTTGATTTGGGCGTTGTACCGTGTCCGGACAAGGTGCAGCGTGTACGATTCCACGGCTCCTTCTTGCATAGCCCCTACGCCTTTGGTGTCTGCCACATTTGCCCATATTTGGAAGGACTGTCCTGGCAGTTGCTTGGTGCCGTACTCAGACTCTATCCGCTCACCGGGAGTGTGTATCGTGATGCGTCGATTGAGGAAGTCAGAAGAGTACATCGTCAGTAGCGGATATAGGGGTACAACATCGCGTCTATCGTGTACGGCACGGGAGACAGCGTCTGATTGGTTACCGCCGAGCGGTGGATGTAGAGGTGTTCGGCGAGCATAAGGCACGCCTGCTTGATAGAGGCAGGCATTTTGCCGTCGTATTCGTCGAGTATGTCGTCCACGGTGCGATCGCCCATGATATGCAACGCCATCTCCTCGGCTGCATCGCCTATCTGGCGCAGCAATTCGTCTTCGGCGTTGTCGTCTATACGCGAATTAGCCTTGATAAGTTGCAGGGTTATGATTTTCATTCTGTACCTCCTTTCTCTGTGGGTGCCGGAACGGGTGCGCCGTTCAGTTTCTGCGACCCCGCGATGGCAAGGTTGGTCGATACGTAGTGGTCGTCGCCTCCCGCGTAGTGCGGCAGTTCCTGCTCGATACGCAACTCGTTGGGCGATACCACGCCCGTCTGCAAGCGGTTCATATTCCATTCGCCCTGGCTCTTTCTGTCCAAGCGGAACAGTGCCTTCTCGCAGAGATGGAACCGATACTCACCGAACTCATCGTAACCCAATACCTTACGGTTGAACTCGTCCTCTATCTGCGACATGTTCGGCTGGATGGTGTCGCTGAGCAGCTGCAACACATTCGCCTCCGGACTCTTGTAGGTGGCATTGCTGTCGTCGCCGATATACGACTTCGGCACGTTCAGGAACATCATCAGGTCGCGGTCTGTAAGGCTTTTGTTGGCGGTATTCTCCATCGCCTGCAATGTCTGCGAGATATTCGTCACGCTTACGGTGGACGGGATACTTATCACCTGCTTGTTGGGCAGGTCTTGGGCTATCTGGTCAGCAGCGTTCTTCAGTTGCTTATCGCCTATCTTGCCAGCACCCATCTGCACTTTCTCGGACTGCTGCGCATAGAGTTTGTACATACCGCCTTTGGAGTAGGTCTCCATCACCATTGCCGCCTGTGTGGCAGACAGGTTTAGCCGGCTTGCCGCAAATTGCAGGATAGAGATGCCCGTAAACCCGTCGTAGGTGAATGTGCCGCGCAGGTGAATGATATTGCGGGCAGGTACTTCCTCCCGTATTACGGGTAATGTCGCTTTCCTGTAATAGATAGTGTAGGTCTCTGTAACGGGGTCATACACTGCCGAATCGCACAACCAGAATGCGGCTATCCGTTCCCGCAGGTCTCTTTGCACGAATATATACGCATTGCCCATCAGCAGGCGGTTGATTTCGATGTCGCGCATCATGTCCGTCCAGTTGGAGTACGGGTTCGGCTCTACCTGCAACAGGTAGTTGATACGCCTGCCCAATAGCGGGTTCATATCCACCTCATAGTTGCCGCCGCGTCCTTTGTGCTGAAACTCCATGACAAGTTGTGCCATCTTGTTGGCGCGTATCTCCACACCATGGAAAAACGCGGGCACCGTGAGCGATGAGCGCGAACCGTCGGCGTAGGTGATATTCCCCTCCACGTCCAATGACTTGTTTTCCCTAAGGGTTCCCTGCTCTTTCCCCGAGGATACCACCTCGCGCCGCTGAATATGTAAGAAATCAAAAAGTGCCATATTTACGTTGCTTTATTTTATTTGACTAAGTAATAGGATTGGCAATAACGTTAATACTTGCGCCATAGTCCGCAAACATCACATAAAACTTGAACCCCATATAAAACGAAAATTCCTTAGGAATCATAGCAATATATTTTATTGTTTCTCCTGAAACAAACCTATCAAATAAGGCTTCATTTAGAATGTAACATGGACTGATATTACCGACTATTTTTATAAAATACCTTCCCTTGTCCAGTGAAAATTGCCGAATGTTACTTGTTCTATTAACCGATTCATAAGAAATTAAACCATTAGTCCATACTATGTCATAACCACCTTTTACCAAAGACAACTTTTGTATTATATCTTTCGATAATGCGCCACAGCCCTGCAAATCAATAGAGTAAGTAGCGATTTTGCCGATAGAGCCGCTGATTGCCATCGATTTGATATAGCAATCACCTCGAAATACCATTTTCAAATCCGCGTCAAAGAACGCAACCGAGAATTTATTCGACTGTTTCCACAGCAAAGAGTCCATGTATTCCATCGTAACACACAGCCCGTCTGTGGAAATACTCCATCCTCGTTTGCTCGGAATATACATCGTATCCGCACCGCTGACGGGTGATGCCACCTCAATCAGTGATTGCTCAAACTTGAGATTGCAACTCTTCGCAGCCGCTACAATCGTTCCGTTCAGCGATAATGTCAGATTCTCTCCGTGTACCATACAAAGCAACTATATACGTAAATGGGTTAGCCTCCTGTCAATCCATATCGGGTGTTTCTATAAACATTATGGTGGATGTCTCCGACTCCCAATCTCGGCTTTCTGCCATTGGAGAGTATTCCTGGTTATCATAGCCTATTACCCTCATAACAGGCAACGCGGACTTTAATTGGGCAACCTCAAGACTGATGCGCCGTCGTGACGTTTGATAGAATGTAGCGAGCCTTTCCAATAAATCTTTTTCGGGTCTGCGTTCTTCATACTTATCCGTATTGGGCACATAGTAACTAACCGAAGAAGATGCTTTTGTTTTTGATTCTCGGATAATGTGCGGGCTCTCTCGATTGTTCATGTTCGTAGCCAATTCGCTATCAATGCTTATCTCATCGCTGAAATTCGTATTAAGAATTTTGAAATAATGGTTTTCCGAACGTACGTTGAGTTTCACACCCTTCTCGATAAATGTCACATTGAGACTACGGATAAACATCTCTAATATGAGACGCCCCGTCACTTTGCGGTTGGAGATATTCAATATCTGCAATTCGACGCTGCCGGTGGACATGCCTGGCTTGGGAATGACGATTCCGTCAGTCTCTGCTAATTCCATTTTTTCATTCCATGTCTTTTTGAAATTAGAGCCCTCCAACTGCGTTTCAAAGTATGTTTCTTGAGACACCCATGTACTCCCGTTCCACCATTGGTCGCCAACTCGAAATTTTAGCAGTATGGTTGCATAATAGTCTCCCCGAGTACTCGGAAGAACCGGGTTCCAATCATTTTTCACATAAATATCACGTCCCGAGCCTTCGTAAAATTCGCCGGATTCTGTCAAATAATGAGTAATGGCATCCATACTTATTTTGAAGTACCCAGCGGAAACAATAATATCCTGTATGGTTGAAATCCTGAATATATAGTCTATCTTGTCAGTGGGAAAATTTGAAAGACCGGCAGTGTATGTGGATTCTATCATTCCGGGGAAGAAAACACAATGGATGCCGTTACTTGGATTGTATTGCGCATTATTCTGTATGCTGTCTATTCCCTCTTTGCAGAAACAGGCACCGGCATAGTATTTTGTCAGTGCGGTTGAATCGTTTAGAAAATTCTGTATGGGGGAATTCCCTGCTGTCGCCGAATTGGCAAGTACAATGGCAACCGTACTTTGTTGAACTTGCTCTGCGTATGCATAATAGGGGCGGCACATTGCTGCATATTGCTTACATTGGATATTGGAATACACATTGACATCTCTGCTTGCGTAAAGATAGATGTATTTCCCTTCGCGCACAGAGGTGCTCCCCTTTAGTAATTCCGCGTATTGGGTACTTTTTTCAATAATTCTTGTATCGGGTGAATCCGGAATTGATATATCAAGAGTTTCCCTGCTTGTATCTGCCACCACTTCTACGGATTTTGCTCCTCCGTCAAAGGCAATGGTGTGATTGGCACCTCGGTATTCGTAAGAACTCATGGCAGAAATCAGTTGCCCTGTGGTGTTGCTGACAAATTGGATTAAAAGTTTACTTGTATCTTGCAAATCAGACAGCGAGAGGGATATGTATCCTGTCTTGGAACCAATACGCTGAAAATATAGTATCTGACCTTTTTCACGCACACACCATCCCATAAATGTGCATATAATTTCCAATACACTTTTTAGGGACTTTCCGTTTGCGAGATATACAGTGTTGTATTCGTTGCTCTGCTCTTTTTGCTCGAAAAATAGAGATGCATTTACTAAGTTCCCGAGGACGAGGAAATCAATCTTGTTGATTTTCACGCCACTAATTTCTGCCCCATAATCATTGACCTTAACTATGCACGCAGCAATAATATCACGGATACTCATCAGTCCGTTGAATGTATCAGTGTCTGCTTGAATGGAATCCATCGCCTGCAACACGGACTGCAAGGCTATTTCTACAGGTTGAGCAGTCGATTGGTAGGTCTGGCTGTAGCCCTCGCAACTCAGAAAGCCTTGCCACTGTATGACATCCACAATTTGTGTCATTCCACCACCGGCATCTATTTCTTCCTCACGGGTAATAGTGACAGGTCTTGATGTGTTATTTTGTGGTATGATAGATGATAACAATGTACCATCGGCATCTATCACGCGGAGAGTGCCGTTCTGACCACGGACAGGGTAAAAGAAATCTTCGCTATTGTCTTCGTCTGTCGTAAATGGCTGTGTAGCAGGGGTGAGTTCTACAGGGGTTCCTGTATATCCCTCATCATAGATATTCACTGTATAATCAATGCCTTTCAGACTTTGAAATGGCACTTGCCACCGCATTGTTTTTGCCATAGTTATCTTGTTTTTGAGTAAGCATATCGGGAGCCGCCCCTGCTCCTGTTATCGGCATCAGCGGCAAGGAGGATGTCACGCCCTGAGATGCGCCCGGTCACACTCACTGCCACAGGTGCGGCACCTCCGTTCATCATTGCCGAAGCGTTGGCGATACCTTGGCGGGTAAGGACTCCCTCTCCCATATTCAGACGTGCCACCACGTTGTCGCCAGTATAAGGGCTACCTGGAAATTTGCCCATATAGCCTCCGACTATGCCTCCGTATTCATAGCCAGAGGTAACGGATTTAATACTTGCTATCGTAGCAGTCATAGTGGCAAGACCGGCAGTGGCAGCCGCTATCCACCCGAACACACCGGCAGCACTCGTTGCAGGGCTGGCTGCCGCTTGGGCAAAACCGAGGGCGATATTCGCCACGGCTTGCATCACAATGCCTGTCACCTTGGCGGCGGGGTCTTCAATGGATTGTAAGGCAGAACCGACATTGCTGACAGCAGTGGCAGCCTTGCTCCATGCCGCGGCGGCATCATTGCCCATTTTGGCGACATCCACTTTGCCCGTTCCTTCGGGCAAAGTGATTTTGCCGCTATCCTGTGGAGCGAGCATAGAGGTGTCCGTCCGGTGTGGTATGAGCCCTGCCTTGGAACTGTTTCGGATACGGTCAATGCGCTCTTGTACTCTGTTCAGTTGCTCGACTATATTCCGTATTTCCTCTTTTGTTTGTGCGGTATTCAGGGCATTGTTGAGGTCCGTCTGCTCTTGTTTCAATCGCCCGAGAATGCCCAACTGCTGTTCTATCTTTGCATTATTGTCCGAGACTGCCGCAGTGCGTTTCTGCGTGCTCGCCGTTACCAAATCCTCTGCCGTTACCAGATTCTGCAATGCGGCTATCTCTTTGTCAATCGCTTGTATATCCTGTTGTATGGAGGACACTTTGGATTCCGCTCTGGAGACTGCGATGGTGTTATTGACCACGCTCCAACCTCCGCCTTCTCCATACACAGGCGTGGTGGTACTCCCATGTAAGTCGGCTTGGGCGGATTCGAGGTTCTTCTGCGCCTTCTCCAGTTCCAACTGCTTTGCCAATTTGCGCCGCTGCGCCTCCACCATTCGGTCAAAAGCGGCTTGGGCTGTGGCGGCACGTTGCAAGTTGGTGATGTAGTCGTTGAGGGCATCGGTGTTGTCGTTGATAAGCGTTCCCTCCGTGGTGAGTGCCCCATGATAGTCTGGTATAAGGGCTTGTATCTGTCCGAGAACGTTCTTGCGCTCATCAAGGCTGCGCGTGTTGTCGTGAAGAATGTTGATGAGCGATTGGATGCGTGTCACTTCTTCTGCCGAGTTCTCGCGTCCTTTCTGCTGCACCTCGTTGAGAGATTTCTGCACGCCAGTCAGTTCCTGTGCGTGCTTGATGAGTTGGCCGATAGCCACAGCCGTAGCTGCAATGCCCGCGGCAGCAAGCACATACGGGTTCTTGAGCATAACGCGGTTCTGCTTCTGGAATGCCTTGGTCAGGCTCTCCACAGCGGCTACCGTGGTGGCTACTTTCGCAAGGTCTTTCATTACGGCGGACATCTCCTTGCTGTCGCCCGTCCATGCGGTGATGGCGGCGGCGCAACTGCCCACGGTGCGCGTCATCAGTTGCACGCCGTCAGCGAATTGCGTGGTAGAGGACATGCGCCCTACCTCTTGGCTCAGGACACGCATCTGGCTGCTCACCTCTACGGCACGCAGTTTGAGTTCGCCAAGACTGTTTTTGAGAGCCTTGCCGTATGGGGAGTTCTTTTCGGCATCTGTCAGGTTCTTATACTGCAATGACAGCGTATTGATAGCATCTGTGAACTCGTACAATTTGGCTCTGGACGTACTTGCCACAGTCTCCATCTTGCCGAGCGAGCGGGCAAACGCCATCGCCTCCTCGTCCACATACTGCAGCGTACCGCCTGCTTTGCGGCATTGGTCGGCGTAGTGCTGCAAGCCCTCGGAGGCACGCTTTATCTTGGCATCGTATTCGGAGGAATCGACCTTGAGTCGTGTGATAACATCTCCCATTTTGTTATAGGTTGGTTAGAGGTTGGTGATATGTTAGCGGTTGGGGTATCATACAAGACCGGTGGATACGGGTATAGGTTAGCCGACCATTTTGCGGACGGCAACAAAAAGGTCGCACCCCATTACGAGATGCGACCTTTGCTATTAGGTGGTTATCTTGAATTACTGCTGCTGTTCTTGCGCCTGCTGCTCTTTATACTTGTTGTAGAACCACTCCAACGTATCATCACTATCAAAGTCCTGCAACTCCTCCATAAGGTCAATTGCCATGTGCAGAATTTCCCGAAGCATGCGTACTTCGTTTTCATCCTCTATGGGCTCGTAGCCTATGGGTTGCTTCAATTCATACTCAATCAGAGCGACTTGCTCGGGAGTTAATACAATCTTTTTCATCTGAGTCTGTATTTAGAGTTTATATTTCTTCACAATGGTTTTCAGAGCATTCGTATATTTGTCCGGCTTTCCATGAATGGCTTTCGTAACAGTCTCCGCCCACCTTTCATCTACATTCTGGAAAGCATAATCTCCATACCCTCTGCTATAAGCACGTCCCAATCCTGCTTTTTTGAATACCTTATAGGTGGCTTTTATCTCCTTACCTGCAGCCCTTGCTTTGGGCGTTTTGTCGTCCGATGACCAAAGAGCGTGTGCCAGTTCGTGTGTGGTTGCGTGCATACCTGCCTTGTTAGTCTTTGCGAACCAACCGCTATTTTCCTGGTGCGTAAGGGATTTGACGAAGTCTTTGTAACTCTTGTTGTAGTACTTCTTGTTGAGAAACACGCCGCCTTTTGCACCTGCGCCATAGACCCCGTCTTTCATGTCCGCAAGTTTGATATTACGCTCCACGGACCCCATTACCGCATAAAAACGGGATATGGCTTGTACAGTCTCTTTGTACACTTTGGGGTCCTGGATGTGAGTAATGCTTTCTACTCCTCTATACTCGCCCCCGTATATGGAACTACTACCTGCGCGGACACCGCCGCCTGCTCTGCTTCCCATAGTTTTACTATCAAAAATTGTACCAATTTTGCCGGTGGTTGTCAATGGTTTGGGCGGAATTACTATACTTTCACAATCTGCAACCGCACCTCTCCTGCGTGGCGTGCGATGGTTTCCAACTTGGCTACCATGGGGCGACTGCTGCCGCCTGTCAACCTGTTTCCTTGCCGTTTGCCCAACAGCAGGCAGCCCTCGGTGTCGTCCTCGGTGTTGCCCGCGTGAATACGTATGCCGCTAAAGCCCTGTACATCGCACACCGTCAACATATCGCGCTTGAAACGCGGTGAGTACTCAAATGTTACACAATACGTGCCATAAGGGATTGCCGTTTTGCCTTGCACCTTGATGTCCGCTATCCGGGCAAGAGGCATGTCGGCACGCAAGCCCCTGTCAGTGTCCTCCAGCACATCACAGAAATACGCACCGTCCACATACAACTTCCCGAAGGTACGCGTGGGTTGGAAGTCAATGCGCCGTAATACCCAATTCATAGCCCTGTTGTTATTGCTCTTTTTCGCACACGTAGCGCATGCGGTCCTTGCAATCCAGACGCAGGCAGGAATGGATTTTAACCTCGTTTTGCAAATCAAACACCCGCTGCATAAGGCTGTGCTGCTGTTTGTAGAGTTCGTCTATCTTGGTTGACAGGCGGAGGTTCTCCTGTTTCACCTCTTGGTACAGTTCCTGCCAATTGTCGATGGCTTTCGTCTCGTTTTCCACATTCTTGCCTTGCACCTCGGCGTTCTTCAAGGCGCGATTCTGCTTGTAGTAGATGATGCTGCCTCCGCCAATGGCGGCAAGCAACGAGCACACGGCGGTGACGATGATGTTAATCCATTCCATATTCTTACTTTCTTAGATACACTCGTATCAGTATGCGTACAACGATGTAGAGAACAATGCCCGCGAGGAGAACAAAGAACCCCCGTGTGCAGTTGCGGTAGAACGTGGGGACTACCTTCTGTACTTGGGTGCCGTGCGTGGTCTCGCCCGTAATGATTTGCTCACGCAGTTTGTTAACCAATGTTTGCAGGCTGTCGGCTTTGCAGTCCACATTCAAGGTGGCGTGCCCATGCCGGTTGCGCAGACGCATTTCAAGAGTCAGCCGTTTGCCCTGTTCCTGTGTAAGTTGCTCGATGAGGATATTTCGTGCACTGTCACACCTGAGTGACAAGAGCAGGCTTGCCGTGTCCGGAACGATAGTAATGAGTGTATCCGTGGTGTGCGTCTCCCGCACCACCTCGCGCGTATTCTCTGCCACTACAGGCTGCTGAGTACGGCAGGACGACACAGGAAACATTAACAGCACGATAGCAAATATGTATAGTTGCTTGGTCACAATGATGGTGATTATTCTGCGACAGTATATGTGATGACTATTTGCGTGGGGCGCAACTGCACATTGTCTGAAGTAGCAAGGTTTTGGATATAAATGGCATCTACCCCACTCTGTGTATTCGATGTGAAAACATGGGTCCCGTTGCTGCCTGTTGCGAGGTCCATCGACACTGCGTCGGTGTTGCTGACCACGTTGCCATCAGTTCCGAGACTGACACCTGCCACGATGTTGCGACCTCGATAGTTGCCCGAATAAGACATTTCTATTTTCTGAATAAGAACACCCTCTTCCTGCGCTTCAAAAGACAATATATGCCCCTTATAGACACGCGGTGCCGCAATAAAACTTGCATTGACTGCCGTTGCACCATTGCCTTTGCTCTGCGTCAGTTTGATGGCTCCGTTGCCGCAATACCACGTAATCGTATCGTTTTGGAACGTGCCCCCAGACAGCAGCACCGTCTCTTCTTTTCCCGTCACGGTGCTGCCTCCTCCTTCAACATTGACCACAACCTGCTTGTATTTGCTCACATCGTAGGTGCCGTTTTCGGTGATGGTGAGTACACCACTGGTGATGCGGACATTTACTTGCGCGTAAGCGGCTATGTCATGGAGACCTTCCGTGGTGATAAGTTTGGTGCCCTGTGCTCCTTGCGCAGGGGCTACGATAACCTTCATCAAACCGAGGTGCCCGCTGTCGGCAGTAACCACCTGCTCTGTGCTTGCAGGTGTTACTGATTTCGTTTGGAGACCATTGCGAATAGCCTCAATCAGTTTCTCGTCCACAGAAGAACCTACGCGAATCTGCGCAGTGCGGCGAGTGATATGAACGCCATGCGTTGCCGGCTGAATAATGATATTTCCCATACCTACCCTATTGTTTTAGTTGTCATAATCGGTGCGGCTGGTACGGACAGCATACGCATAGTTCGTGATGCGTACAATTGGCACCGCATTGGTTTTAGGTTCGCCGTCAGACATACAGGAATCGTATATCTCAAGCGTCATGTCTGCATCCGCCGTCATTCGCACGGTTTCAGTTGCTGGAAAACGAAATTGGTAACTGTCGATTTCATCGCCTTTCCGGACATCGGCACAATAGTGCGCGGAGGTATCAGGATCAAAGAGGACAATAGCAGGAATGTCGTCTATGCTGACAGTATCATCCTTAATGGTGAGCGTCTCCCAATCAGTCGGGCTGCCTATCCATATCTCGGTGGGTTCGTTGAGTCGGTACATATTGTTGCGTATTGGTCTATGCTATACGGGTGGTTGAGCGCATAGGTTAGCCTGCTCGTTGTGCCGTCGGCAGTCTTCGAGCAGGGCTTGCAATTGGCGTTCCTCTTCCTCCTCGTCGAGTTCCTGCATGTCGTCCTCGGCGGGTGTGTCCCAATCAAAGGGCATCAGCCGTGCGGGGTCGGTAATCTTGCGGTTGGCGAACAGATTGACCACGTAGAGGCAGAACAGACGCAGCACATCCATCAGATTCTTGTGCCGGCGGCGCATACCATTGAGGTACGGCTGTATCTCCCACCACTGCATACGCCGGAGAAAATAGTCTGGAGGGCAGCCCCCTTCGCCTACGATGTACTCGTAGAGGTCGAGGGCTGTCAGACGTTTTTTTGTATTTTCCCTTTCTTGGCGGTTGGGGTAGGGAGTTTGCCGAGATTGTAGTAGCGGTTGAGTTCCTCACTGGTGGCGGTGATGAACCGCTCTGCCGCCTGCGGGGTGTTGAGCAGGCGCAGGAAATCCTCGAAATCTGGCACATCCTGATTGTTGGCCAGCAGCATACAATAGCCGAGCGTGAGAATGGGTTCGGTCATTCCCGTGGAGAACTGTTGCAGGTCGTAAGCGGGCTTTCCCGTCATTTTCTCGAAACCGATGGCGGTGAGTTGGTTGTACTCCATCGAATAGGAGCGGTCGCTGATGGTGATTTGAGTCATATTTATTTGTATTTACAATTCAAGAAATTACGATATGTATGATTACGGAGTTCTCTCGAAGTTCTCTCGGTAAAAGTCGTCAGAAATGGCGTTAGTATATTTTGGATATTTCGTTACCTGTCAGTTGGTGTTGAACTGCTCGGCGATGACCTTGTCGAGCAGGGTGTCCAACTCGGTGAGGGCACGGCGGATGGCGTTGTCGGAGGCATTGGAGAACCAGCGGTTGGCGGGTATGGCACCGCGGTTGCCGTAGCGGGAGGTACGGGTGTCGGTGCCGTTCTCCAAGAACCGGAGGACGAACCCGCGGTCGGCACCTGCGTAGGTAAGCAGGTCTTCGGTGCGCCGACTGCGTGGGGTGCGGTTGCCACCGCGATGGTTGCCCGCACTGTTGGTGCGGTGTTCGAGGGCGTGATATACAGGCGGCAGCGGCGCACGCGAACCTGCACGACGGTTGGACGTGATGATATTGAGGTTGCCGCCGAAGACCTTGCGGTACACTGCCTTGCGGACAGCCCGATACGCCTCCCGTGTGGAGAGACGGATGGCGTACTGTTGCGTAGTACCCTGTGCTTCCGTCATTACCTTTCGGATAACGGCACGTATCTTGCGCTCCATATCCGGATTGGAGGTCAGCAGCCGCTCGATGCGGGCGTTATTATCAACGTGAATTGTCGCCATACCCTACGGACGGATAGGGGGATAGGTTAGCCGTGCGTATTTGCATAGCCGGAAGAAAAGCAGTATCTTTGCGCAATTATTCGCTTTCGTGGCTGTTAGCGTATGCATGATATACCTCTCTTTGGCCGGTGCAAACAGCCACAGTAGGCACTGACCATTGGGAGGTTCTTTTATATCACAATGGAAACAAGTATCAAGAAACAAGAGCAAGATTTTGTCTTTTACGAGGGGAATGACGGGAAGGTTAAGATAGCCGTATTGGTGGACAATATCAATGACACCATTTGGATGACCCAAAAGGCTATGGCAGAGTTATTTGGGGTACAAACCCCAGCCATTAGTAAACACTTAAAGAATATCTTTGAGAGCGGAGAATTGTCGGAAAATACGACTATTTCCAAAATGGAAACTGTCGTAGAAAGAGGGTATCGTGGAAAAGTATCTGATGAAACTAATTTCTACAATCTTGATGCCGTTATTGCCGTCGGTTATCGTGTCAATAGTTACCAAGCGACACAGTTCCGAATATGGGCGACAAAAGTGCTGAAAGATTACCTGATTAAAGGTTTTGCTTTGGATGATGACAGACTGAAAAGCAAAGATAAGTTGTTTGGCAAAGACAGACTTAAAGAACTGCTGGAACGTATCCAAGAGATACGTGCTTCTGAGCGTGTGTTTTATGAGAAAATAACCGACATATTCCGCGATTGCAGTATAGACTACGACCCGTCATCTCCCATAACGCAGGAATTCTATGCCAAAATGCAAAACAAGTTCCACTATGCCATACATCAGCACACCGCACCCGAGTTGCTGATGCGTGCCGATGCCAATAAGGAATATATGGGGCTTACCACTTGGCAGAACCAGAAGAAGGGCGGCAAGATATACAAGCGCGATGTAACCAATGGCAAGAACTATTTGCAAGAAGACGAACTCAAAGCCTTAAACAAACTCGTCAATATGTTTCTTGATTACGCAGAACGTCTGGCGGAAAAAGGGAAAGGAACATACACAATGGCAGATTGGTCTTCAAGGTTGGATATGTTCTTGAATTTCAATGAGTATCCTATTCTTGAAAATGCGGGGAAGGTCAAAAGGATTATTGCCGAAAAATTTGCCGAAAGCGAATACCAGAAATACCGAATTATCCAAGACAGGGAATACAAATCTGATTTTAACCGCTTCATTGAGGCTACGGAAAAAAGGCTCTCCGAACAGTCCGAATAACCCCTATTTCTCCTTGTTAGTCATATACTCGTTCAGGTAAACCAGTCTGTGGTCCTGGCAGAATTGCCGGATGTCGTCGCCGCCAGCATAGACCACCATATTCGGGTGCTCCAATCCGCTAATCTCCTGCGCCTGCCTAAGGTCGGTCTCCAACCGCTCCACCCCGCCGCTTGTGCCGCGGGTGAAGAAAGCATTGTAGCCATGGGGCACGCCCATGCGGTTGTAGCGGGCAAAATGGCTGCTCACATTCATATCCACCCACACCTTGATGCCGCACTCCTGGAGGTAGCGGGCGAGGTACCGCTTCTTGTATATCAGGAACAGTGCCATCGCCACGGGTGTCTGGTCGTGGATGGAGCAGTTGGGCTCCACGATGTACTTGCACCCGGACAGCAACAGTCTCATCGGGTCTTTGAAGAGACGCTCGAAGCGGTAGTCCTCCACGTAGAAATGGTAGGTGCTGATGCCGTGCTTGTTGCGGCTCTCGGCTCCCCACGGCGCGAGAGGCAGTTCGAGGTGGTCGGGCATCGTGTCCGGGGAGAGCAGCAGGTTGGGGATGTTGTACTCGTTGTCCGAGTCGTAGAGAAAGTCGCCCGACATACGGCGGTAGAAGTCCGCATCGCCGGCGTTGTCAGGAATCGTTTCGGGTTCTTCCGCTGTGCTGTCTGTGTCGCGGGTCTCTCGCGGGTCTGTCGCGGGTTGGTCGGGGGTCTCGACAGTGGGCATATCTATCTGCAAGCCCATAGCGGCAAGGTCCATCTGCGCGAACTGCGGGTCGAGGGAGAGCATGTCCGCGTCCCATGTGCCGTTGTTGATGTTGCCGCGCAGGATGATTTCCGCCCGTTCCTCATCTGAGAGATTGGAATATACCACGCACGGCACCGCCTGCAATTTCAGACGCTTGCATACCTTCAAACGCTGGTTGCCGTCCAGCACCACGAACTGCGAACCCTGCTGCTCCAACGCCAGCGGGCGGTGCGGGTAGTAGCCGTTCTCGCGGATAGACTCCGCAAGGATATTCAAGTCCTTGCGGGTAATCTTCCGCGGGTTGTCGGCTAACGGCGTAAGCACCGACGGCGACAGGTACTGTGTCGGGGTGACGCTATACATTCTCCGCCTGCTGCTCTTTGTACTTATTGTAGAACCACAGCACGAGATTCCCATTTAGTTCGTCATAGGCGTTTAGTTCCCGCATAAGGGCATCCGCCTTATCTATAACGGACATCATTGCCCTTTTCTCTTCTTCGGTTACAGGGTCATAGCCTACGCCCATTCGTTCACCCACCTCAATAGCCTCGATTTCGGCAGGAGTTAATTCGATTTTTGTCATATTCCGAGTCTTTATAGTTTATATTTCTTCGCAATAGCCTTTACTGCTTTGGTGTAACGGTCAGGAGTTCCATGCACTGCTTTAGTAACAGTCTCTGCCCAAAATTCATTCACATTCTTTGTTGCATACTTTCCGTATCCCTTTTTGTGAGTGTCTTTTGACCACGTTTCATATAGTTTATTGATTACAAACCCTGCTGCTTTGGCTTTAGGAGCGGTCAAGTGGCTATTCCACGTAGCATGAGCCAATTCATGTGTCACAGTGTGCGCTGCAGGACGGTTGGTTTTGGTGGACCAGCCCGATGCATAGTCTGCTTTCTTGTCTGCCACAAAGTCTTTATGAGACTTGTTGTAGAATTTCTTGTTCAGATAGACGGCGACAGACGTACCATTGGCAGTAACATGAGCACCATACGCTCCATTCATGTCGGCTAATTTCACATTCCTTTGTCGCACTCCCATTACCGCCTCATATCGCGAGATGGCTTCTTTGACCTCTTTATAGACTTTGGGGTCTTTGATGTGTACAAGGCTTTCTTTATTACGAATATCGCCCTTGTACTTTCCGCCTCCGTCAACGATTCCTGCGCGGACACCTCCGCCTGCTCTGCTACCCATAGTTGTAGTTGTTAAAAGTTGTACAAAAATTATACCAATTACACATTCTTCCTTATTTTGGCTTGCGCTTGCATGCTCATAATGAACTGCGCGGCTTTGACATCGCCGGACATCGCCTGCTCGGTCATCTTGTAGGCAATCATCTCCAGCGTGGTCATCTCGTGCCCGTCCAGCGGGTCTTTCATCGTGCCGCCACCCTTGACCGGCACGGGTTTGTCGAGGCGGTCGATGATGAGGTCTTGCAGGCTCTGCTGTGATGTGAATTGCTTGCTCATATCTTACAACTTTTTACTCGTATAGGTTAGCCATCGGACGACGCGAGCCGCGCCGTCTCCCATTATTACCCGCCGGCGGCAGGCTCCCTTGCCGCTGCCCGGGCTTCCGCCTTTGCCCTGCGGAGTGTCGCCACGGTCTCCGTGACGTTGAAGCCGTGGCTGTGCAGTTCGTTGATGAAGCGC